CTCCCAGGCCCATACGTCGATAATCTGCCAGTCATCGCCATTGGTGTGTACGGCTGTTCTCATATCCGTTACACTGGTATTATGGCATGGCGCAACGCCTGCCCTTGATACAAAGTAACCGTCGCTGTTGATGGATCCTAAGAAGATCGGGAAATAGAAATGGTCCCGAGTGGTGCCGTCCGCTCTCTTCATGAGATCTTTGACATATACGCTGTTCGGATATCTCGGAGAGTCCGCGATAACCTTGTACTCCCAGTTCTGACCATTTGAGTCCGTCTGGAAGTAATGAGCGATATACATCTCTGTGGGTATCTCGTCCATGACTGAGGTGTTCTCTGCGGCCGTATCATCTGTACAGTACCAGTCAAAGTCTGCGTCGCCGAGATATGCGAGGACTGTTCCGTCCAGTTTAAGGTTACATGGCTTGATCTGGTTATATGGCCACATCTCCATGAGATCGTTCTGTACGGCATTGTTGCCACGCGCAAACTCAACAGTAGCGCCTGCTGCCCGTCCTATTCTTGTCCATACTGTTGATGACTGTGGTGTACCGTCTGCTGCACACTTTCTCTTGATACCGACCATTCCGGCGCTTGCCTCTTCAAGAGCTGTCACACGGCCCTCAAGGATCTCGAAATCCTCGATTGATACAAGTCCTCCGGGGCTTACGTGAATGGTAATGCTGTCGGCATTGCCTACGCTGATGTAATCGAGATATCTTAATGAGCCCGGTGCTACGTTGTTATAGGCCGGCATCCAGTCAGGGTGTTCCGGATCCGCAACTGTTACGCTATAAAGCACTTCCACGTTGTCAGAGCCCTTAGCGTATACACCTATCTCAGTTACATAAAAGCCTGTTGTGACTTCAAGGTTAGAAGCATTAAGAGTAAGCTTGCAGGTGGCTGCGTTCACAACTTCTGCCGATGTCACGGGATACTCTTTCTTTGCACTTCTCAGCGAGGTCATAGCCGCGATGGCTGCGGTTGACTCACTTCCGGTGTAGGTGCCGTCACCCAGGACAAACTTTGTAAATGTGATACTCGATGATGTCCCGGCAAGGCACTTCGCATGAAGCTCTGCGCCTTTCTGCGTTAATACTTTCTTGTAATTTCCCAGCATGATTAACCTCCGTTATATAATTTACCGGGCGTGGGAACACCCGGGATTTGATGATATTAAGATCAATAAACGATAACCGCTTGGATACAGCACATGGTAGCTGATCCGGAGCTGGCTGTTGCTTCAACAGTTATCACGTCACCGGCATTGGCGTTAAAGTGCTTATTGAACATGGTGCCACGCCATATCGCGCTGCCGTTGCTATCTCTTGAATCCACTACGGAACCGTTACGGTATATCCTCAGGGTTCCAGAACCGTAGCCGTTATAAAAACAGCTCGCTCCTCCATAGTAGACATCACCGTTTGCCGGCATTGTGAACGACTGGCTGTCAGATGGTTCGTAATCCGAAGATCTTGCACCGAATCCACATGCGGCAAATGCTTTTATATATGCCTTGCTCCCATACCAAGTACCGGTTATCCCGGCCAATGTCTCGCCCTTCTTTATCTTTCCGGCCGTGAGTGCCATAGTGCCGTTGATCTTTCCATTCTTACCGTAAGCACTCTTACCGCTCAGGATGTGACCGGCTTCTGCTGTGGCGTCTGCTCCGTATGTTCCACTCAGTCCGGCGATGGTGGTGCCGTTCTTGATAACGCCCGCCACAATTCCGAGAGCGGTGCGGAGCTTGTCGAGACCGATAGCAAAGAACGTAGGCTTTGAGATGTATCCGGGATCTCCGTTATACCGGATCTCGAAACGGTCCGTGTTATCGCTGTTCTTAGTCTGATAGCAAGCATCCCCCACAACTACGGGAGCATTATCAGAAGATGTGTGCTTAATTGTTGCATCCCCTGAGATGTTCTTCATGGCTCCGGATCTGTAAGCACCGTTTGACCATGCACCGTAACCCTTAAGGATCTGAGCATTGGAAGCATTGGCATCAGCCCCCTGGGGCTGTGTCTGAGATCCTAAGGAATTGGCTCTTACAGTGCCCTGCTGGTGAAAGCCCTTCCGGATGGTGTAGCTCTCACCACAGTTAAGGTTGGCTGCTGCCGCCGCATAGTTTCCGGCATTGCCTATATTCCGGCCATCCTTGTCGTAATATACCTTACCGTCCCTTACATCTTCCCCGGTTGCCGTAGAATCAGAACCATATGTTCCTGTCACTCCTCCGGCCGTCTCTCCGTTCTTTATCTTTTCAGGCTCAATACCTATCTCCGCAGGATAACACCCCACGTATGCCGACGTGCCTCCGGGATATTTACCCAAAGGCGGAGCCAAAGCTATCTGTATATCGCCATTAGTATCTGTCTTTGTCTTTATGTCTACTGACTGATGTACCGGAATGTTTGGATGTGAATTGTCGAGGCCCGGTGCGCCGTGCATCTCCGCACGGTCAGGGAGTGTTCCTGTCTGCTCTTCCTCAGAGCCTTCACCCACGAACACACGTCCTGCCACTACATCAGCCGGATCCGCCGTGAGGGAATCAAAATCAATGGTATCGCCGCCAGGCATCATTCTAAGGATCATGATGAACTCACCCCCTTAAGTGTTAATCCGAAATTTGCATCCGGCTTTCTCTCGTAACATTCAAGAAGTACGCTGCCGTTCTGTCCTGTAGCTACTCCCTTACCGAAGAATAGTGATAATGCTTTTTTCTCGGCTACAATCCCGCTTCCGGTGGTGGCTATCAGCCTCGGCCAGACTTCAACGTCCATGGAATCCGTCATGTTCGCTACTGTTATGGTCTGAGAATATTTAACAGTACCGTCAAGAGCTGTGCCTTCCTCCCAGTTAGCTTTAGGAACCGTTATGTTGGTTTCTGCAAGCTTTGCCTGTATCGCCACTATGGCATTACGGTTAGCTGTGATCTGTGCCTGCAAGGTCGCGGAAGCTTCGGCGCCAAGCGGGAGCTTGAAGTACTGCATCTCACCTTCATACAGAGTCCAGACATAAATTTCCGAAGTATCCACGTCGATGTATACTGAGTCTGTACGTCCTGTTTCCGGGAACTCTGCGTAACTCTTTGTGACTACCGGCGGAGAAGTCCAGCCGTAAGCATTAGCTTCGTTCGTGAGCTTTGTAAGATATTCACCTGCACTGCCGCCCATGAGACCGGCAAGTATGGAATTGACTGCATTCCTGAACGCCGTATATTCTGCTGCGGATACATGAGCGCCGTCCATGTTGATAGTGACGGTATTCGCATTGGCTACCTCAAGGTTTATCCTCTGTACGATGTTTGAAATGCCTACACCGTTATATGCCGGTACATAAGTAGTCTGCTCTTCTGCTGCGAGGATCGCATACACTATCTCGCCCACTTCCGGATCATCTGCAAAAATAGCCGCTTCGTTTAAGTAGTAGAGCTGCGCCAGTTCTTCATTAGTGATATTCACGGTAACGACTACCGTTGAGCTGTTACCTGCCGGGATGGATATGTCAGAGAAGCTAAACTCCTGCCTCGGTTCTTTCAGTTCGGTTGCGTATTCAAGGTCCTCGCCAGCTCCCCACAGTCCGGATCCGGTGCCGAACTTTGTAAAATCTATTGTTGCCCGGCCTGCCTGGGCTTTTGCTATCAGCTCCTGTCCTTTTCTGGTCAGCGCAAATCTTGTAAATATTGCCATTGTTCCCCTCCTACATCAGTACGGACAGTGAATCCGAAGATACGCCTGCGCCGACTCTTGTGTCCTGTTCTATCTCGCTCTCGCCCAGTGTCTCAAAAAGTATGGTCTGCGTATCGAACGATACTGCCATTCCCACTTCAACCGGCATCGGCACATCCCGTTCAAGTTCTTTCCGGAACAGAACCACGTCCTCTAAAAGCTCCGAGACTTCGCCGAGGGCAAAGTACTGTCCGATCGGGTATGCCTGGTCCTTGTCATTGATATTGACATCATTTGTGATGGTGCCGGTCTCGTCCCAGGAATAACCTACGCCGTGAGTAAAAGGCTTTATAATTTCCTGCTCGGCAGTGATACTTGCGATATGCGATCTCAGGCTCTTTATAGGCTGAACGAAACGTTCTATCATACCTGCCGTTTCCGGCGTGAACTGGCTGTCCGTTTTAACCTCAAAGGTGTACGGATCAAGACCTGTCGTTTCAAACCATTCTGTTATTTCGCCGTCACCATAAATGGCATCTATCATTCTCTGTACCATGCCCGCCGTACCGGCTTCCATGTAACTCGTGAAGGAATTCTTTATCAGTCCGCGTTTTGTTTCCAGAGGAAATGACTCGTCATAATATGCAAGTCTCATCTCTACAGCAAGATAATCGAGATAGCTTTCTTCCAGGCTGTCAATGTCTCCGAAAAGACGTGTCTGAACGGACCTTTCAAGAGCTATTCCCATGGCCATCTTTATCGCGTAGGAGATTGCTATTACGTCAGGATTTTTCTTCATAGACTCAGGCAAAAGATTAAGGAGTTCCCCATCTTTTAACTTAGTCATCTTCAAGTCCTCCATAAACGGCGGTGACAGTTCCCGGTATAGCCACCTTTGAATCACTCAGTACACTATATGACGGGGATCTTACGACCACTCTCTTTGCGCCTGCGTTCTTTATGCGTGTGATAAGCTCATCCGGGTTAATGTCTCTGCCTATCTTTCCTCTCTGCCAAAGTGCGTAATCGGTAAGTGCCGCATTAACTTCATTCTGTATTGCACTTGCCTTGTTTTTATCAGAGTTATTTATGTAATACGTAAGGTCGATATTGTAGCTCTGCACATCCGGCGCAGCCACATCTACCTCATCAGTAAGTATTCTTCTTGCTGGATCTGTCACAAATGCCGCAAGACTTGTAAGGTATTGAGAATCCGGTATCACACCGC